GCTGCAAGATCAGCACGCACCTGAGAGATGGTGACTGTCATTGCAGCAACACGAAGTCGTCGCAGAGCGCTGCGGCCATCGGGTTGAGTTGGCCACGTACACGCAGAACGCCGCCGTCACCGATCTGGATGCCGCCGAACACTGCGTCGGACGCCTTGTAGAGCTGAGTGGATTGGATCAGGCACGCCTTGAAGATTGCGTCAGGAACAGCCGGCCATCCCCACTTGGCGGTGACCTGCACACCGGGACGGCCGTAGCCAGACACCGGGAAGTATGAACCAATCGAGTCGACAATCGTCACCGAGGTGTACGGCCACGCCGGTGTTGAGTCGGCAGCGTTGAACGGTGTCAGCAGAAAGTTGGTGGTGATCGCCAACGTCGTTGCGTACGTGCCGTCGCCAGCGCTGTCAGTCTTGACGATCAGGCCGGTCGTCGTTGAGATGTCAGGCACCTCAAGGCAGCGTGAATCGTCTGCGATGAACTCGCGTGCAACGACGGTGGTGTCTTGCCAGAACCGTCGCCCGCAGTAACCGTCGATCTGACGAGAGGCGGCAGCGATGGCCGTCTCCAGTTTCGTTTGGTCGCTGTTGTCAGCAATGCCCAGCTCCTCACGGAGCTGGGCGATCGTTGCGTAACCGTTGACGATGGCCATGTTGTTAAACCACCTTTATGACCGTGAGGCCGTTGCAATGCAGGAAGTCGAACTTGTCGAACCCTGTGTCGTCGATGAACTCTTCAATGGCCTTGCGCACTGCGTATGGCGGCTCGGTGTCAGGTGCTTCGTAGAAGCGCTCGACGTTGGAGTCGTGACACACCAGCACACCGCCGGGCTTGACGAGCCAGCGGTACGTGTTCAGTTCACGGCACGTCTCTTGGTAGAGATGCGAGGTGTCCAAGAACACGATGTCTGCTGGTTCGAGCTGGCTGATGACATCCGGGTCCATGTCGTTGCCTTGGATGTGCCGCCAGTTCGGCCATGTGCCGATTGGAGGGGCGACATCGAGGTCGACGGTTGTCAACCGCCCACCGGTGTCACGCAAGGCGTACAGCCACGCTGTGGTCGACACGCCTGAGCGTGATCCCAACTCGATGACGTTCTTGGCGTCGAGGAGTCGCACGCAGTCAACGAACCAACCGAGGTGCTCGTTGATGTCCGACGGTGTCCTTGATGCTCGCGAGTAAGCGTCACCAAGTTCGCTGCGTACAGCCAGCGTTGCGAAACGCCCGATGGGATCAAGTGTGCGTGGCAGTGTGAACGTCGACAGCCCGGCAAACGCTGAAGCTTGCAACGCCACACGAAGGTGGCCGGGGTGATGAGTGTCGTCGAACACAATCACGCCACCTGGTGCGCTCAGTGGCACCGCGTGAATCATCGCGTCTTCGCGAAGATCACCGTTGGCGAGGTCGACGAAGATGATGTCGTACGGGCCACCGGGCTCAGCGAGATGCTGTTCCCATGAGGTGACGCTGGCACCAATGAACGCTTCAGTCTTGGCAGCCCATTCAGGGTTGTCGTCAACTGAGGTGACATCGTTGCAACCTTGGCGCAACACCCACGACGAAAAGCCTGAGCCCAAGTCCAACGCTTTGGCTGGCTTGAGCCGGTTGCACAGATGGTGCAGGTAGGCAGCCGTCTCGTGTGACACGGCGTGCTCAGGTGCTGAAACGTTCGTGACGTAGTCGGTGTACGCGTCGCCAATCTCCGCTAGCGCATACGACCACTCGGTGTCTGACGGTGCCAGTTCTGGGAACTGGACACTGAGACGTTCAGCGTCGATGGCCTTTGGAGCTGGCAAACGAAACACCCACAACGTGGCCTCAACGTCGACTTCACCGAGGGTTTCGATGACGGCTTGTTGGACTGGCTTGTGGTGGACGTCGTCGCCGCAGATGATCCCACCGGGAGCCATGAGCGGCAGCACTGCACGGATGTTGTCGAGCACCTCGATGTAGGAATGCTCGGCGTCAATGAAGCACAGTGCTATGGGTTCGGTGATCGTGGGGACGTATTCACGCCACCCCATTCGATGCTCGACCACGTTGCCGGATGTGAACGCCGCAACGTTTTGCGCCCACTGTTCGCGTACGTCACGCTCTGAGGCAAGTGGCCCTGAGATTTCTGAGGGCGAACCCTGCCATGTGTCGCAGGTGTCGATGAGGCGTGGGAACGCAGCGCGCGCCAACGCACACGTCGAGCGCCCTTCCCATGCACCGATCTCAACAATGAGTCCAGGCACGTCACGAACGTCGCCAACAAGGCGAGCAAGAACAGCTTGAGAAGGTTCACCGAACCACTCCTGTGTGAAGCCTGCGGTCATGGTGTCACCTCGCGTGGACGAAACCATGCAGCAGGCGCATGGCCTTCGCGTATCCACTTCGGGAACGTGTCGTCGACGTCGACGGCTTTCTGCCGGCGTCCGTCAACGTGCCAGCCGTCGCGGTAGTACAGATCAGCCTCAAGGCCAACCTGCGTGCGATCGGCAATTTCGGGGTGACAGAACGAGCCAAGCTTCTTCAGTCCGGCGTCACGGCCACCCAACCATGTCAGGTGCCAACCACTTTCAACCAATGGTTGCGGCTCAACGTACGAGCCGGGCTGTGACCAACGGTTGCGCTTGTCACGCATACGTGCAAACGGATTCAGGTTGTCGGTCAACGCCATCACCGAACCGGCACGGCCAGCAACGGTGCCGAACCAAGGGTCAGGGTGGAGCCAGTCGACAGCGAAACAGTGCAGCGACTGGTGAAACGATGTGAACCAACCCGGTGCCGGGTTCACCATGCGAACGTGCATGGCGCGAGGGATCTCGTCGACGTCGCCGTGCAGCAAGATGTCGTTGGCGCTGACACCGATCTGTGAGAGGCCGATGGCGACGTGTTCACGTTGGGACAACTCGCGTGCCCAAGGGTCAGGGTCTTGCTCCATTGTGGGCAGGCCCGACGCTCGAACGACGATCAGCTTGTCCTTGAACGCATCGAAGCGCGCCAGATTCTCCGTGACATAAAACGGTTTCGGGTTGTCCTGATGGGTGACGTCAGCTTCGACAGCAACCACGTAATCAACAGCATCGAATATCTCCGTCAGTCTGCACTCAAGCATGTCGAGTTCGTCGTGGATGGGGAAGGTGTCAATGCGTAGCGGGCGACTCATGAGCCACGCCCGTTGCGTTGCTGCTCGATCAGTGGCAGACGACGCACGAAAGTGACGCGGTCGGACTCTGAATGCTCGACAGCTTTCATGTAGGTGGCGTCGTCCTTGCGGGCCTGCTCGTCACCGTCGAAGCCGGGGTGATGATGAATGACTCGCGAGTCGAGACACGCCGTGTACACGCCACGAGCACGGGCCAAGGCGACGATCTCTTTGTCGGTGTAGAAGTGTGTGTACGCCTCAGGTGCAAGCACGCCAGGGCCTTCGAGGCACGAACCGGGCTCGTCGATGTAGGTGCGCCGCAAGAAGAAGTGATCAGCGTGACGCCCAGCAGCGACTTCGGTGTTACGCACACGGCCCTTCTCCGAGTCGTTGGTGCCGATCAGGTGATACCTGTCGGACAACAACCGTGGAGCATCAAGCCAGCCGGGGGTGAACTCGCAATCGTCACCGCACACGAACACGAACGACTCCGTGGTGTTCGCGTAGCCGACGTTGGCCTTAGCGGCGTATGTGCGGCCACGATCAGAGACGATGAACTTGGCCTTGGCCTTCTTGATCGCTGCGATCTCAGCTTCGTCGTCGGGATCGACAATGAAGAGCAACTTGGCGGTGCCGTCGTTGCTGGCGTTGAACGAGTCGACGACACGCTTCACGTTCTGGGGCCGGTTCATCACCGGCACCAACACTGCGACGTCGGTCATTGCTGGGTGCAGCTCGCGTGCTGGTGGTTCCATCTGCTCGAGGAACGGCACCCAATGCTCGGCGAAGATCTTGTCTGCGTCGTAACCAGCTGCGAACGAAAGACATGCGGCCTGCATCCCTTGAAGGTCAGCGACGAAGGCAAGCTCAAGCTTGTCGACAATGTCGATCACGGACGGCACGAACGACGGCGCACGTTGCGACTGATTCCAAGTGCGTTGCCCATCAACGAGCCAGCCGGGGCCAACAAGTTCAGCCTGGGCGGTGGCGTTGGACGCAATCACCGGAGTGCCACACGCCTGCGCCTCAATCATGGGCACACCGAAACCTTCACCGTGTGAAGGGCACAGCAGCACGTCCATGCTCGAATACGCTGCGGCCATCATCTCGGTGGAGAACCCAAGCGTGTATGCGTACTGGTTGGAGAACACCAACGCGTTGGCAGGGATGCCGGCGTCGAACGCCAGCTCGGTGAGCGAGATGCCATCCGCGCCGATCTTGTCGGTGTGGCAGAACAGCACTGCTTCAGGGTGGCGGCGACGGAACTCACCGAACGCGTAGAACGCTTCGGAGAATCCTTTGCGGTCCAACACCCAGCCCTTGTTCATTGCAACCATGCCCACAACGAACGCCGAGTGTGGCAAGTCGAAGTAGGTGCGGCTGTCGACGGTGGCGCCTGATGCTTTGTCGGTGATCTCGAACGTCGGCACGTATGCCTTGGTGTCGACAGCCAACGGGATGTATGTCGGGTTCATGCCAAGGCGAGCGAACTCGGCCTCAGCGTGACGAGACATTGCCAGCGGCGCAGCGTGGGTGAGACGAAAGAACTCGCCAACGCCGGGAGGCATTGTCAGGTGATCAATCGGTGCCCAGGCTGCAACCTTGAACTCTGCCAACGCAGGGTTGTTGATTGCCCACACGTCGGTGATGGTGATGATCCAACCGCCGTGCTTGTCACCGTCGAAGAAGTGATTGGCGTGGCCGTGAACGATGTCGTCACCAGCGGCAGAGAAACGTGACGGGTACAGGCGCACGGTGTGGCCTGACTCAGTCTTGAAACCCTTGACGCCGACTTGGTGCCCGAAGTTGCAAGAGATCGCAACGTCGTGGCCGAGACCGGCGAGACGATCGGCGAGCATTGCTGCTTGCACGCCGTAGCCGGTGCCTGCGGTAGGGCTGTTGGAGAGCAGCAGAATCTTCATGCTGTCCTCGTTTCCATGCGCTCATTGGCGACAGCGAAACGGGTGGTTACTTCGTAGCGGTCGTCGTCGTCGAGGACGATCGACACAACCTTCTCACCGGTGCGGGTGAGTTCTTTGAGCGCTTCGTCCAAAGACGCGCGCGGGACATGGTGCACTGGCATTAGTGGGTCTCCTTCGTCGGGGTGGATTACAACCTTCGACGGGAGGACACGCACGCTCTAGGCGCACGTATCCCCTCCCGACGAAGGGACTTGCGGGCAACGAACTAGACGTTCATCACCAAGTTGTTGAGGCCAGAGACCTCAAGGTGGTCTCCGTCTGCACGCCAGCGGCCGCGGAACGCGATCTGGTCGGTGGCGTAGTAGACGCTCGCGTCCTGATCGAGGACTGGGTTGCCGACGGTGCGCATGACGTACTCGGAGAAGTCTCCGAACGTCGCCCACACCGCGTTGGAACCAGCCGTTGCGCAGTTCGGATCGGTGAACACTGGGTAGCCCAGGAAGCGATCGGGCTGGCCGCCCTGAATGCCGTTGCTGAGGCTTGGCTCCCAAAGGACTGCACCAACGGTGCCGCCTGCGCCGTCACGAAGCTTGCGCAACGTGGCCGCGTTTGCGTCCTTCATCAACCATGCCGCACCGTTCGAGCGGTAGCTGTCGTTGACCGAGTAGACGGTGTCCACCAGCTTCTCGTAGGTAGGCGTGATCAACGAACCACCGGTTGTGATGGGGGCGTTGGTGCCTGCACCGTTGAGGATGGTCATGCCCTTCGGGTTGGCAGTACCAACACCGTTGATCATGTCAGCGTCAGCGACGCGGGCGATGCCACGGCCGATGTCACGAACCAACCACGCCGCAAGGTCGAAGCCGGTGTCGTCAAGCATTTCCTGCGAGACAGCAACGAGCTGCGAATATTTGTAACTGTTGAGTGTCACCGTTCCGAACGTAGGGTCAGTACCCCCCAAAGCCGTGCCCTGTGGGATCGAGCCTGCGGCAATTGAGTGAGCTGTCAAGCGTGGCAACGTGAGCGGGCCACCCGTTGGGGTGTTCAGCACGGTGGCACCAATGCGGTAGGCAGCGATGCCGGCCTCGAGGTACTCCGACAAGGTGCGTGCCATCAACGTAGGAACGACGAGCGAACCCGACGTTGTTGCGTAGTTCATGACGCGGATTTCCTCAGGGGTTGCACCCGAACGGAGCAACGCCCGCTCGTGCATTGCAGCCTGCAAGTCGATCTCGTATTCGCCACGCATGTGCATGGGTGCAGCGAGCCACTTGCGCAGACGCTGGTTGTCGTTCTGCTCGCGAACTTCAACAGCGTGGGTGCCGATGATGCTCTCAAGGCCAGCACGAAGCTGAGCAGCTTCGGTCTCGCGGGTTTCACGAGCGACGAAGGTGCGAACCTCAGCGTCGATCTCGTCGATGCGGAGGTCGAGACGGGCAATCTTTGCCTTCTCTTCCTCATTGCGGTCACGGCCAGCGGTCGCGTCGAGTTCGGCATTCAATTCCGAAATGACACGGGCGCGGACCTCGTTCAGTGAAATGACATGGGCGCGAATGTCCATGGTTTCTCCTTAGGAGTAGGGGGTTGGGTTTGCTTGTGTCGTGCCGGTGAAGTGCAAGTGCTTGCGCGGCTTGCGGCTTTCGTTCACAGAACTGTTTGAGTTAGACCAGCGACGGGCGGTTGAGACGCTTGCGCTCAAGGCGCTCACGGTCAGCACGGTCGCGTTCGGCGAACTCGTTGATGATCTCTTCGATCTCCACGGCGCGAACCTCTTCAGGCAGCAAGCCCTCGAGGTAGGCCAAGGCCCGACGGATTTCGTCAGGTGACCAGGCGGTGGTGTCAGCGTTGAGAAGGTCGTCGATAGAACGCATCGCAGCTTCGGTGTGCGGGTTCGCACCCTGACGCACGATCGAGACTTCCATGAGGTTGATCTCGTGGATGACACGCTCGGTGTAGTCAGCGTTCCATACGTCTTTGCGTGTGTCCTTGGGGACGGTGAAGCCAACAGACATCTGTGGCAACTCTCCGCGCAACACTGCCGAACGGGCAATGACGACGTCGGAGCGCAACGGGTCAAGATTGGCAACGGCGCGCAGGTTCGGATCAGCCGACAGCTTCATCGTGCCTGCACGCGTCGAGGCCATTGGCACGTCTGCGTGACGGTGGTTGATGTACAACGCAACGTCAGCCGTCTTGTCCTTCAACGTCTTGTTGAAAGCGCCGGAACGGATCGTTTCTTGGAACGAACCGAACTGGTCGTTGACGGTGTACGGCACGTCGACAACGCTGGCGACACCCTCAAAGGTGAAGCCAGAACCATCAGCGGCGTCACGGCATTCAACGCCGGACAGGTCAAAGTTGCGGAACTGTGCGGAGCGGTGCAGGGATGCTCGCTCGGCGAAGTCTTCTAAGCCCAAGGGGGGCCTCCTCAGTTAGACGACGGCGAGCAGCAACAGCAGCTCGAAGTCTTGGTTGGTGAAGTCGAAAGACGTGAACGACGCCGAGATGACGGCGTGGTCGTCTTGCTCTGTCCACTTCGTCGATGCGGTAACAACAGCCGGCACGGCGGGCAGCATTGGCTCGATGAGCTGAATGACTGGCCGACGCTTTGGCGGCGGGAAGTGTTGCGGCTTACGAAAGCCACCACCG